TCTTTCCAAAACTCCTCATTATTTAGGTTTTTCATATGGTTATCAATCATTTTTTTGTAAGCATCTTCAGGACACAATCCTAATTCAAATGATCTAAATTTAATATCTCCTTTGTACATATGGACTGCAATATCATCTTCTTCATCTGTACGCCAAGCAGTATTAACTTTAATAATATTATTAGGGCCAACTAATTTAAGATATACATTGTCATCAACATCATATACACCATCTTCTTTTACTTTGCCATAATCAGTATCAGTACAATCTTCTAATCTATATCTTTGTTCAATTTTTTTATCTATTATGTTGTATGCTTCATAATCATTAGGAGCCAACACAAATAGTAAAGATAACATATGTGGCAATAGGTCTCTGGATACTCCTCCAAATGCTAAATCCTTATTTGTAAACCAAGTGCCTGGACTTGGAATCCTGTTTGTATTTTTCCAATTTAACTCTACACTGGACATCTTTTGTCCTAAATTAGCCATTTCACCTATGTTATCTCTGTATTGATTATTTTTAGTCATAACATACTTTGTTTTCTTGTCATGTGTTAATGCTGTCCATTGAGCAACATTCTTAACACCAGGCTTTTCAACAAAAACAATTTTTGCATGACCCGATAATGCTTTTGCTAATGCAAAGTGTGTTTTGTTGGGAGTACAAATATGTGCTGTATCAAACTGAGGATGGGCATCTATTGCCGTAGTCAATTCTACAAAATCAGGTTGTCGAGATTGATCTGCATCAACTGTGATTATCTCTGCTCCCATTGATTCATAGATCCTTTTGTATAATTGTCCAAAGCCTAATCCAACAATTAAAGTCTTCATTAACCTAGTATACTCCTTTTCATTGATTCAAGTTGCGTTTTCAAAGCCAATTTTATTTTTTTAAATTTAACGAGAATATGTTTTGAATCCCAACTTCTATCGAAAGTTCTTTCTTCTTCCATTTGATCTACTTTCTTTTTGTACCAGTCGTATTCCTTTTGCACTGCCTTTATCTTTTTGCTTTTTATTTTTGCCATTTTATACCTCCTCGAATAAGTTTCCAAATTGTGTAGATGCATTTACAGTCTTCTTACCTGTTGCACCTCTTGTACCAATTATAGACATCCAAAATCTTGAATACTCTTCTATAACTGCGTTTGCTTCATCTCTACTGCTTGTTGCAAACACGGCATTTACAACATCCTTAAACGCAACTCTGTCAAAGTTTTCTTGTACAAGCATCTTAGGATTAATTTTTGTGTCGTACATTCTATTTGCTTCTTGTACTGCTGTAATGTGCATCCATACATTGTGTGCCATTTGCAGTGTGTAACTAAAACTATCCCACGAAGTTTTTCCTTCGTTACCCATTTTGTTTAAGTCACCTGGTTTGTAACAAGTGATATCTTTCATTTGCCACCTAGCACTTACAGGACTATCTTTAAACGTGTCAAATATTTTATAATCAAGCACTGCGTCTCTAAAAGGTCTAGTATCAGTTGCATATGCTTTATTGTCTGCACTAGGTTGCATTCTATAAGTCCATTTCTTTTTGTCTTCGATTTCAATGTCTGTGTAAATTTGACCATTAGCACTTGCTAGGAAAGGACTTGCACAATCAAAAGTAATCATAAAGTTTTCATTGTGATACTTTCTAACTGCTCTTTGAATATCTGTCAATAACACTGCCCATTCTAATTTACTTGTACCTAAGAAGTGCATCACATCATGTACACCTTTTTCAAGTAGACCATCAAACCTTAAAGCAACCAAACGTTTCAATGCCAAGTGTACATCACACATATTTTGTCCACCCATTGCCCAACCATTAAAATGTGTGCTAGGATATTTTTTTGGATCACAGTAATCTTTCATTTGTGTATACCAATCATCTGCCTGTTGGAAGTTTTCACCTTGAAGCACATTTAAGAATTTACAATTTCCATTTCTGTTTTTCATAAAATAGTCATTGTTAATTTTTGTGCCATTCACTGCTTCTTGATATGAATTAATCTTACTTGCCGCGGCTCCTTGAGGAGAACGTGATACCCAAGCAGGAATATCTAGTATCATGCCATAGTCCATGTTACCATCCATAAATGCCAACACTTGTTCACGTTTCTTTTTAGCCTTAGGACAATTAGGATCTTTCCAATCTCCTTCCCAAACACCTTTACCTATTTGGAATCCACCAGAGTCACCTAGTACCCAATTATCATTTCTATCTCTATTCCTAATGATATCATCACGCACACTAAATTTATTCATGTTTAAATCTGCGTGACCCGCCGAATACAAATGCCATTTGTAGTAAAAATATGAATCCTTGGAACTCATGTAATTAAGTCCTTGAACACCATGTTCAAATCCTGGTGGCACTCTTGAAGAAAGAATGTAATCTTTCTCGTGCTTTTCTTTGCCTAAATCCCTTGCAAAGAAACTACTCATAGCAGGAAGAAATGTTGCGTAATCTTTCTGCTTATTAGTAAGGTTATCTGTTGGTATACCGTTATCCATATTTTTGCCTACTCAATGACTTATTTTGTTTGTGCAGGTAAAATGTAATTGTATTGTGCGATACCACTATCTACTGTGATTTGCATTGCTCCTGCATCAGAGATAGCCATTGTTATTTTGCCATCCAAATTCAAAATACTCATCACTTGTTGAATCGGCCAACTCCAAGCATTTTGTAATTCTTTGCTCACACTACCTTGAAATATAAATGATCCTGCGTGTGAATTTGCATCACCATAATAAAACACAAGGTTGCCATTTTCTGTTTTCACTGTAAACACAGTTTCTTCTGTGTGTGCCGCCGCCTGCAATTTAAATCTTTGAATACTTGCAACTGATGGTTCGAATTCAACTTCCCATGCAGTTCCTTTAAATTTAACAGATTTTAATTTCTCATTAATGATCTCAGTACTCATAAATCTGTAATCATTTTTAAAATCACCACCTGCATTTTCAAAGTGAATGTGTGTTGGCACAGTTTTGCCATTTCTTTCTGCTGTCACTACATTCAGTTTTGCATCTTTTTGATATTCTGGACATTTTAAATGCAAAGCAAGTTTGTCCAAGTTAGGCATTCCAAACACACCATCAAATTCATTTACTTTAGAATTTGTATTTGCATTTAAGATAACACTTCTATCTTCTGCCATACTTTCTATTTTTGTTTGCTCTTCATTAGAAATTTTTACTAGACTTAAAAATCCCAACGAATGTGTATGAGCAACTATATCTTGTAACACGTCTTTCATATTTTTCTCCTCTTAGGTTTATTATATTTAGGTTTTTGGTAAATGTCAAGCATCATTTCTGTTTGACTCCAAAATTTTTATACACTTTTTGTAAACATTTGGCTTGATAATAACAATCAGCCAAAGCATTGTGTAAATCGGTTTGCATACCTTTTCTTGGATCTTGTGGCATCATATTGAATACTGTTCTCGAATCTCTAATTTGCCAGTAGTTCCAAGGCACAGGTGTTTCCATCTGCTTATACAAGTGTTGCAGTATTGCGTAATCAAACAAAGGACCTTGGCACCAAAACTCATCAACACCTACACTAAATTTGTTTAATTGTTTTATTGCGTCCATTACACTTGTTCTTTCATGATCACCAAATGCTTCGTCTTGTATTTCTTTCTTTTGTCTGCCCCACCATTCCATTGTACCATCGTCAACGTGTCTTCCTAATTCACTTTGTTCGTCGACGTTCAATCTAAGATACAATCCACTATGTGGTTCACTATCATTATATGGATCAAATTTTATAGCACCAATAGTAATCACAGTAGCATCAGGTCTGGTGCTTAATGTTTCTAAGTCTATCATTGCGTGTGTGCTCATCTATTCTCCAAAGTCAAATAATGTGTTAAATGTGTTTTTTGTTTCTGTGCTTGAAATATCCCATTTCAAAACACCAAGCAAATTTCCTAACTTGCTATCAATTAATGTTTTTTCCATACTGTCATCATCAAAAGGCAACTCTTTGAACCACATCGGAATACGCAGTTGATCAACAGGATATGCAACAGATGTGTAATCCAAAGGATTTTTTCTCAGTTTGCAAACCATTACTTTCATGCCATCTACAATCTCTATAGAGTGTTTGTCTGAATTCATTTTCTTTAGATTGTTCCAATTTAAACTTGCTCTTACGTGACCTGGCATATTTGCTTTACCTAGTCTTGCTTCTTTTTTAGCATACTCACCAATATTGTTTGCACGTTTAGGAGATGCTTTCTGCCATCCAGGCAGTTTTTTAAAATCTTGTCTAAACACTGCAATACGTTCTAAAACTTCTTTTTCAGTTTTACCTGTCAAGACCATAAGCAATAGTTCACTTAAAAAGTTTTGCACAAATAAAGGAGTATCTGACCTTTTCAAATCAAGACCCATTGCTTTAACTTTGCCTGGCGATTCACCTTCATCTGTTCTATGCCCTTCTAAATCATATATTAGTACAGCATATCTTTTCTTTGTAATAAACAGTCCTGACTCTGCAACAGATTCTCTACCTGCTTGTATGACTTCTGCTCTTGATTTAGGACAATGAAATGCATCACTCATAAATTTTTTAAATGTGCCATTTACTTCTTCACACACTTGATCATACAATTTTACAACACTTTCTTTAGTCCAAGGAATTTTGCCATCTTCTATTTCCTTTTTCAAAACTTCATATGCTGAAAAATATGCAGAATCTGTATCACCATATATAATTGCTTGTCCTACATGGTCATATGTGCCTGTGATCACTTCATTTACTTTACTTGCCATATGTTTTGCAATCTGTCTTCCTGTAAGTGTTGTAGATTGTCCTATACGTTTATCAAAGAATCTACAACCAGGATTAAGTATAGCACCATACAAACTGTTCAAATTAATCTTTTTAACAAGTTGCCTTTTGTCCCAAAACTCTTCTTCTGCTTTGTTGCCGGCATTGACGGCTTTTTTCTTCATGCCTTGCATATCTTGACGTTCAGTGTACCAACGTTTCAACAATCCAGGAATAACTCCCTCAAACTCACTTGTAAATATTGTACCGTTAGCACTTAAGATAAGAGGATTGTTGCTGTCAAATATAATTTTGTAAACCTCTGCTCCACTTTTTGTTTCTGATGTACCATCTTCCCAGTCAATTGTTACAACAGCGTCACGTCTTTGTTGCATAACATAATCATATTCTAATGATCCAAAACGGTTTTCCCAAGCACCTGCAAAGGACTTTTTCTGTAATGTCATTTGTTCATCGATAAAGGCATCAGTATCTAAAGGACGCAGTTGTCCAACCACACACTCTGGAGCCATATTCAATGCTCTAATCACGGAAGGATACAGTGAATTCAAATCCATTGAACCAATCCAATTATGAAATCCTTTTTTAGGAAATGCCACATATGCACCAGCGGCTGTTGTACTGCCTAGTGTATCTCTTTTAGGTCTATTCGGAACTTGCAATCCTCTTCTATGTGCTTCATTAATAATTGCTTGTTCAGTCACTGCAACTGCTCCTAGTGTTGTTTGCAACAACACAGTATTTGCGTGTGCTAATTCATTTGTTAAGTCTATGAATTTTAATTTTTTATCAAGTTTATCTAAAAGTGCAACGTCCTGTCTATTGTATTCAATAAACTTTCTAAAATCTTGATTGTAAAGTTGATCTAAAGATCCTTCATATACTGTTTTAGTTTCACCTAATTCATGTTCACCTATAGCATCTAATCTGTAACTGTGTCTTTCTTCATATGTGTACTTCCTATAAAGTTCTAATGAATCTAAATGTACACGTCCTACTAGGTCATATGTTTCTTGTTCACGCCCATATCTTTCAAATGTTCTTTTCTTAGGAAGTTGTTTCCATAAACAAAAACGTCTTGTATCATCTTTGCTTAATACTTTGCTTACTCTGTTTATCATGTAAGGCAAGTCATAACCCTCAGAATTCCAACCACTCAGCACGTCAACATCTTCTATCAAGTTTAAAAACTGTTTCAGCATATCTGCTTCTGTTTCACATATGAATACATTTTCAAATCCTTCAACAAGCAGTTGTGCCTGTGTTACAGTCATGCCTTTTGGCGGAACTGCAAGTGTAACTAAACTGTTCATCCATTGCAATGATACTGTGATTGCTGTGATTGGCATAAACGGATCACTTGGCAAACTAAATCCTTTTTCTGGATCAAAGTCTGCTTCAATATCAAAAAATGCAATTTTTAAATCTGGAGCGTCTTGATTAATATAATTTGTGCTTAAACACTGATATATTGGATTTATATCAGACTCGAATAAATTTTTGTTTCTATTAATTGCTAATTCTTTATGAAAATCTTTTGTGTTCTTACAAACAATTCTATGAAGTGGTTTGCCTGTTGTACTTTTATATTTTCCTTTTGGATCTTCATAGAAAAATGTATATCTTACAGGGAACTCTTTGAAAACTCTTTTGCCGTCTTTTCGTTCTACAACTCTAATTGCGTCTGCGTTTCTATCGAAAAAACCATCTATGTAACTCATTTATTCTCCTAATGTCATTTGTGGCTGACAAAATACCTACAATCATTTGTGGCTGATTAAACCTTACTTTATATAATATAACAGTATACCTCCGAAACCCATTGCTGTCAATACTAAATTTGTTACAATGAGTGCCGGTTCTTTCCAAAGGAAAGAAACAATTAACCAAATTATACCTCCCAATGCCAAAAGCAAAGGACCTGCTGGATATAATTCAGGAAAGCCTGCGTTTATAAAAGTGCCTATTATTAATACTCCTGTTGCGAGCCATTTTAATTTGTTGCCTGTTTTTACTTTTGTCATATACTATTTAGATTCAAACTTGTCGAATACTCTATTAATTACATTATTAACACACACAAAGTGAGCACATTTAGGCATATCTTTGATACGTCTTGCTCCTATGTATGTGCAAGTGCTTCTTACACCGCCTAATATTTGTTCTATGGTGTCTTTGACTGGCCCTTTATCTTTTAATGTAACAGTTTTGCCTTCAACTCCTCGGTACCCATCTTTTCTTTGTCCATGTGTGTTCAATGCTGTCTGAGAAGCCATTCCATAAAAAACTCTTTTGCCATCAACTAATTCTAATTCAGATTCATTGTGCCCTGCTAACATTCCACCAAGCATAACAAAGTGTGCGCCACCACCTAATGCTTTACTTACATCACCAGGCTCTGTGCAACCACCATCAGCAATTATGTGTCCACCAACTCCATTAGCCGCATCTGAACATTCCATAATAGCGGAAAACTGTGGAACTCCTACACCTGTTTGCGTTCTTGTTGTGCAAACTGATCCAGGACCTATGCCAACTTTTACAATGTCAGCACCTTTTATGATTAATTCTTCAGTCATGTTTGGCGTTACAACATTACCTGCTATAATAACTTTGTCAGGATACTCTGATCTAATTTGTGATACAAAGTCCACAAATGATTCATGGTATGCATTTGCCACGTCAATTGTTATACAAGGAATATCAGGAAATGCAGACATCACTTGCTTTAGTGTTTGATAATCTTGTGCATCTTTATCCCAAATAGCACCAGTGCCTACACAGGCAGAAACATATTTAAATTTTAATCCTGTCCCTGCGGCTTGTTTCCAATCATCTAAAGTGTAATGCTTTCTTATTATTGTAAGCATTTTAAATTCTTGCAGTACTCTTGCCATTGAAAAAGTACCAACGCCGTCCATATTAGATGCTACAATAGGCACATATGATAGTTCTTTTCCGCTGTTTCTAAATTTAAATTGACGTTGTATATCTACATCTCGTCTAGAACTTAATGTTGACCTTTTAGGCTGTAATAACACATCTGAATAATCTAAATGTATGTTATAATCTATTCTCATCTTAAATATTTTCTCTTATACCAACTGTAAAATTTTTTATCTTTAAAAAACTTTGCAACATCTGATGCAGGTACTTGATCACTTCTAATACAATCTGCTAAATCTTGGAATTCTTGTAACTGTTTTTCCAAGGCATCTTGTTCACCACTTAATATCTTTATCAATTTCTTTTTAGACAGAGTAGTTGTCATTTGCAGATACATCAATGCCTACCATTGTGTTCATTTCAGCATTTGTATTTTTATTCAAGTATTTTACCATGTTGTCTGGAGTTGATTCAATATATGGATCATCATCTGTGCCTTCATTGTTTATGCCAGGCTCTTGCCACCATTTTTCTATTGTGTTGTCGTTAATGACACACATATATCTCCAACTTCTATTTCCGAATCCTAAATGGTTTTTACCAATTAGCATACCCATAAATCTTGTAAAGTTACCAGATCCATCTGGAATCATTTTTACTTTTTCTATTTTCATATGATTTGCCCATGCGTTCATCACAAACGAATCATTTACTGACACACAATATATTTCATCTATGCCCATGCTTTTTATATTTTCATATTCTTTTTCAAAACCTGGTAGTTGTTGGGACGAGCAAGTTGGAGTAAATGCTCCTGGTAAACTGAATAACACTACTCTTTTACCTTTGAAAAAGTCGTCCGTTGTTTTGTTAATCCATTGTCCACCAATTGCACATCCACCATCAGTTTCCACCTCATCACCTATTCTAACTCTAAAGGTTACCTTTGGAATTTTAAGATCTCTCTTCATTTTTTCTCCTCGTTTTTTGCACCAAAAAAATCATCTGCATTAATGGCTCTATCATCTATCCAGACATCATAAACTGGCTTTTTCATTGTAATGGACGTATGCTTTGCATTCCATTCTTTTAATTGTTTGTGTGTTAGTTCAGTCCAGTCTATTCCCGAATTTCCACCTCTTGCTGTCCAATAATGTATTTCATGTCCTTTATCAAACAGTTCATTAAGTTTTGCTATGCGAACATGGTCTGGTTTACTGTCCTCATAGTTACTGTTTTCATTGTAACAAATTGTATTGTCAATGTCAACCATATACTTCATTATTTGTATATTCTATTTGTCTTTACCAACTGCAATAATCAAGTTTTCCAATGAATCGAATTCATCTGAGTATTTGTGCCATTCGCCTTTGTGTGCGATTTTGATTGCTTTGTTAATCAGTGATGGTTTTATTTCAAGTTCTTCTGCAACTGCTTTGACAGTATCTTTTAAGCCAGAATTCAAATCTTCAACTTCAGAAAGCACGTTAGCGCCTTCATCTATAATTCTTTTTAATTTTGCTTGTTCTTCTGGACCGTATGTTCTACCTGACATTTTATTCTCCTATTAATTAAGCCTACATTATACTTAATTTTTTTAAGGAAGTCAAAGGTTATTTTTTGAGTGGGCTATCTTTTTCTTCGTAAAAATAATCGTTAGAATCACCAAAAGTCACACTGCTTTCGTTTTCGCAGAAGAACTCTCTGGTGCTGACTTGGAAGTCTGGTCTTTTTAGTTCTGATGGAGTGAGTGATTGTTCATACCAAAGCATTCTGTTGTTTGGTTGTGCAAAGTATTGTCCGTTTATTAATCTACCAAAATTGTGTTGTTTGTGTTCGCTTGGTACTTCTGAAACTCCTGTGTTGACTGTGTTAGGATCACCGTGACAGGCATCAATTGTAAAAAGGTATTCGCCTTTCATTCTGCCACCGCCTTTTAGCATTATCTCAACGTCACAGTTCTTTAGCATGGATTTTGTCCATACCTGGATGTTGCAACTGAAACTGTCCCACAGTTCTAATGTGCCTAAAGGTAATTGTTCTTCTTCTTTGATGTCTGTTTTCCAAACAAATGCTGATAGTGGAAATTTATCGAAACAAGCGCCATACTCTGGAAGATATGCTTCAAACATTAATGCTCTGCCTTGCACGGACTTTACAGCAATGATTACTGCTTCTACAAATTCGCCGTGGCCTCTTTCAAGGTCGTGCAAGTATTCTTTACGAACCCAGCATTTAAGATATGGAACATTAGCAACAAAATTCAAGACACAACCTCCCCCTTGTTAGTATGTTGTATTTATTTAAAATTTTATCTTGTGGTGATTAAAGTGTTAATTTGACTTCCGTTTTTTTCTGCCGGCGCAGTGTGCTTTTTGTGAAAAACCTTTGGGATTTGAACAGTTAATTGATTTCTTGTATTTTTTAGACCACTTTTCTAATATTATCTCTGCAACTTTCATTACACTGTTTTAAATTTATTTCTGATTGTCCATGAAAACCAGTTTACTTTGCTTTGAAACTTCATGTAAATTTTTGTTGAATCTGCTTTTAAAGGCAGTTTGTATGGTACATTTCTTTGTCTGTTTCTTATTTTCATTTTTTCCTTGCTTTTGTTTTCTTTTTCATTGAATTTATGTATTTACGATATACAGCCGCTGGTCCTGATTTGCCTGCCGCTCTTGCTCTTTGCTCCATGGCAACAGCCGCTTGTATTTTGTGTGCGTGTGATCTACCCGATTTTCTTATTTTAGACACACTGGATCTTGCTGTGGCTTCATCTTTAAACCCCAATCCATGTATAGTGCCTTTAGGATTTTCATCTGTGTATAGGTCACTGTGTTTTTTTGAATTTTTTTTCTGTCCTTTTTTACGTGGTATTCTTTTGCCTTCGGTAATAAATTCGAACGCTCTCATTATTTTTTCTTCTTTTTAGTTGCAACATTAATTGCTTTGCCACGTCTATCTGGATTTGGATCTTTTCTTCTTTTTCTTCTAGCCGCCGATGCCCTGCCTTTTTTTCCTAAGGCTCTTGCTTTTGCTAACGGTAAACACTTTGGTTTACCTTCACCGTCTGATTTACCTCCGCATGATCCTCTAATTTTACCGCCAGGACCCATGCGTACCCATTTTTGTTTAAACCATTTTTTAAGATTTTCGTCTAATGATTCGTGTAGTACAAGATTGTAACAATTTACACAGAAGTCTACGTGTTCTCTTTTTACACAATTAGGCACACGTTTTCCGAACATGGTCTTCATGCCCTTCTTTTCGTAGCCTTTCCAACAACGTGTTCCTTCTATTATGTCGTTAAGTTTCATTACTTCTTCTTGCTGTTGCCCCAATTAGCCGCGCCTTTTTTACGACACTGAACTAGAGCACCAGAGGCGTAAGCCGAAGGCCAAACTTTGTATCTTGCTTTTACTTTGTGATAGCAGGCATCTTTCTTTTCTGCTAGTTTTTCGAATTCTTCTTCTGTGATTTCTTTACCAATTGATTCTTCTAAAGATGTGAAAGATTCTTTTTTCTTTTTGTTATGCTTGTCTTTAATTTTGCCAATCTCTTCTGCACTGGCACCTTTTCCAGCGGCACTTTGAATCTTTTGCATTCCGTCTTTGCCGTATTTTTTAACACCGGCTCGGTACATTATTCCAGATTCGTCTGTGTCTGTATCAATCTTTTTTTTTAATTGTTCGCTTAATTTATTTTGAAGTGATGCTTTATAATCTTCTTTTGCTGGAGTATTACAGCCTGGATGACAGTTACAATTTGGAGTGCAATTTCCATTACATCCACAATTTTTATCACAGTCACAAGCCATTGATTCTGCAACTGTTTCTTTAGTTTCATCCATCATTTCGTATTCCATGTAATGAAATACAGAACTCAAATAGTCACTTGCTTTTGTGATCTTTGCCGCTACCCAACCTTCTAAACCTTTTTCTTCTGAAACATTTTTTAAAAGTTCGTGTAGTTTGATAGAATATTTTGCTGATTTGTATAGATCAGATTTTGCCATTTGCACTTCATGGTCTTGCTCTACTCTTTGAGCCAAATCTGCTAAACCTTCTTTTAATTCATCGTGTTTCATATGTGTATTTACCTTTTTAATGGCCCGCCAAATATGCTTGTACCTTTCATGTCCAATGCATTATCTTTGGGTGTTTGTTTTTTAATTTTGGGCAGGTTTGGTGCTTTAGTGCCTGACTTACCTGGTGTACCTGTGTATGATTTTTTGAATCTATCTGGCCCTATTGCAATGTGTGGAGATACCACAGTAGCAATACTACCAGCACTTGTGGCACCTGCTGTTGCGTACTCTTTTAAATTAATTGTTACTATTTCAGTGATCTTCATACTACTATTTATTTTTCATTAGTTTACTTGCACGTTTGCTGATTGAATATTTTGCGTGTGGTACTTTCAGGTTTTTCTTCCCGTATATGGGGCCTATCTTGTGTTTATACACTAATAATTCAGGATCATAGCCATAGTGATGATCATAACGTTTCTTAATTTTGCTGAACTCTTTAAATCGCATACAGTTACTTATCTGTACTAATTTGTTTGTTCTAGATAGTAATCTAAACCGTAGCGTCTTTTTATAATTTTTTCTAGTCGATCTGCTACAATTCTAGTGTAGTATTCTTTGTTGTTTCTTGGATCTCTTATTGCTTCGCGTCTGGCTCTTTGAAAACATCTAGTGAGTTTTCTCTTCACTATTTTTTACGCCCAGATTTCATGTTTGCACACCAGTGATACATTTTAGCACGTTCTCCTGATGCGTTTTTGGCTTTTTTACGTAAACTAGATACAGAACCTTTGCAACTAGCACCAGCACGTTTTACTCTGCCTGGTCTAGATTTACCTTTTACTTTGCCATCTGCAAAATTTTCTTTTACTATGTCTACTATGTTCATTTTCTCAATGAAGGTGGATAACCTTTTTTGTCTAATTTAAAACCCATTTTTTTTGCTTGTCTTTTTGTTTCTCCAGGCTTTACATCAACAGTTGTATTTTGTTTTGTGATTATTCCAACACCTGCCGCTTCTTCTCTATAAGCAGAAAAATTTTGTTTAAGATTCTGTGCAGTTCTTTCGAATTTGTGATCCTTGTGTTTGAATCCAACGCCTCCTGCTGACTCCCATTTGTCAATGTTTGTGCCATAATCGTCAATTAAAATATTTGGTGTGCCATCTGCTTGTTTGGCATACTTGGCTTTGTCATATGTGATGATTACTTGCTTTGGTGCAAAAGCAACTAAATTTTTCTTAACCCAGGCTTGTTTGCTTGGTTCCACTCTTGGATCGCCAGGCATAGGTGAACTTAAAATGCTGTATGAACCTTTTACGTCTTTTATGATGTTTAATAAATTATCTGCGTTGGGTGTCTTTTCTAAATTGATCCAAAAGTCTTTTGTTTGTTTAATTTTTTCTAAACCTGCGTCAATATTTTTTATATCTCTAAAAGTTTTTACTCCCATTACATCTGCCCATGCTTTGAAGAAGTCCACAAGTACGCCATCCATGTCTACATAGATTTCTGTCCGTGGATTTATTTTGGTCATATCAGCATTATACAACCTTGTGTTGTTTTTGTCAACTGTGTTACCAATTTCCAAAAAACGCATGATTAACCAAATCCAAAATGTGTTACTTCAGGATATTTTGCAAGAATGTTACGAGCCAATTCGTTATGGACTTTGACTGATGTGTTCATCCAGCCTTCTGGTTTTCCACCAGAAATCATTGTTGGCCCGCCAGGATTTTTGTCTACTGTGGTTGGTATTTCTTTAGAAGGTTTGTTAATATTTTTTTGTAACCATTGTGTTGTTCTAGCAATAAATTCTTTTGCTGGTACTGGTGATGCTTCTTCAAAATTTGGATCGTAGCCTAAACCATCTAAAAACATTCGCATACTTGCGTTGCTCATGTAAGGACTTTCAACACTTGGATCATCTGCATATGAATCAGGAAAGGTCCAAAGTTTATCATCTTTTGGATGTTTGTGGTAGGCATTCATTGAAGCGCCTTCTGTAATAAAGTCTTTTGCTCTCATTACTTTTTCTTAATCATTGACTTAGGCACAGTCAATGTGTTATCTGCATCATCTTTTTGTTCCAACTTTGCTTGTACAAAATCAAATAATTTTAATGCAAATTCTTTGTTTTCTTTTTCTTCCGCTGTGTTTGCCGGTTGTAATTCTATTTGTTTTTCAATTTGTACAACTTTGCTGTTTAAAAATTGTAACACATCTGATTTAAATTGTGCATCGATATCTGCGTCTTCAGTTGTTGGAGTGTTCATTTTTATTGTGAACTTATCACCTTCAAAGTCTACATCTTTGCCTGTTACCAACTTATACATCTTAGCCAACAGTCTATTATCGTATTCTGGTCTTCCATGTCCTTTTTGAGGTTCTTGAATTTTGTTTGCTAACATTTGAACAAATGCTGATTTGTCCATACGCATTTCGCCTTCATTTGTGTCTTGTGACATACCTTTGTTTTTTCTGTTTACGTAGTAGTCACTCATTTTGCCATAGCCATGTCTCCATGCCATTTGACGCAATCTTGTGTCATCAAAATCTTTAAATCTGTCTGCTAAATCTTTGTCTGACATATTAGCAAGTTTTTCTTTGTGTTTGATAATACTTGCTGGCATTCTTTCGTCAACTTGATCTTCTGCTCTTAAAGAAGAAAGTTTGTAGCCTTTTGCTAGATATTCATCTTTTTTTTCGACAGGTACTAAAATTGTTTTACCATCTTTGTGTACATAAACTTTCTTTACATCTGCGCCTACTCTTTTCAAGTCTTGCATTGAAACTGGTTCTTCTGCAACATTTTTTTGATGATCTTCCCAAAAATCTCCAGCCATGTCAATTACATTATTGTAAGTGTCAACAAATTCTTCCATGTCCATTGACTGTGCATCATCCGCCATGTCTTTGTATTTTTGTACGTCATTTATTCCATAAAGTTTATCAAAACTTTTAATATGCGGATAATGACCTTCTTCAATTGAATTTTCTGATTTAATACCTTTTGAATGTGCCCAAGCATCTAATTCTGCTTTACGTTTCATTACTGCACGTTTAGTTTCAGGGTCTCTTTGTTTAGGATCGTTTTGAATTTTTTGTAAATCTTTTTTTAATTGGCGGTAATGAACTTCGTCTCTTGGTTCATTATTAACCTTAAATTCAACAAATAAATCTCTTAACTTCATTTTTTACGTCCTCTAAATCCTAATGATCCTTGCAAATATGGTCTACTAAACCACAGTTTAAACCAATCTGGATCACCTGGTTTTAAGCCTAACTTACGTTCTTTCTGCTTTAAAGCAGTGGCAGTATGACTCACATTTTGATCTTCCACCGTGGAAGTTTGAGAGTCAATGCCTGCTAATTTTTTAAGTGTGCCTATATCCATACGTATTTATGCTGGTTGGCCCATGGGTTGGGGTTTCTTTTGCACTGCTTCATAGCCCATTGCTTTACGTACATCCATGTACATTTTTGTTGCTAATTTCTTTTCACCTGGCACATTGTTAATAAAAGTTTGTAAGTCACCACGTGCCGCAAAATCACGCATTTTAGAAGCACTCATGCCTCTTGCACCATCTACTTCAGGATCTCTTTCTCCAGCACTTACAATATCAATAGAATCAAAATTGTAATCTGCACCATTGTATTTGTTCAATAAGTCATTGAATGATTCAACTCTATCACTGCCTGCAACATATATTATTTTGTTGTAACCCATAGATTCTAATTTCTTCATTGCATCAATGATCGTTCGCACATTATCATCGCCTACTGTAACTCCTTGAAAGAAGTTTGTAGCATACATTTTCTTTTGTGCAAAATTAAGCGGGTCTTTTTGATTATTTTGTGTGTGAGTTAGAAATAAAAATGGATCACCATTTTGTTGTTTTATTGTGTCTATAATTTTTTGATGTCCTATTGTGATAGGGTTCATTCGCCCAAAGGCAAATACAGCAGTTTTATCTGGTGCTTCTACTATTTCTAATATACGCATTACTCATCCTTATTTTCTTTTTCTGTTTCAATTATTTTGTCCATCAACACTTGTTTATCATCATCGTTGATTGCATTTTCTTGACGAGCAGGTACGTTAAATTTTTTAAAATATTCATTACAAGCCAATTCAATCATTGGTCTCATTCTATCAGTTTTGCCTTTTGTCTTAAATTCATCTATTACTGGAAAATAATTGCGTCTATAAAAATCATTATCGTTGGTCATGAATGCATGAATATCATCAATTATATCATAATCTATTTTGCTTTTAGGATGAACGAAATCTTCTGCTCTCATATTACCACTTTCTGCAAGACCAATATCTTGCTTTTGTTCTAGGTCCTGGATTTGAACAGTTGTGTCTTGCTCTGAAACTTCTACGTCTTGCAGGATTAGATTTTTTAATTCTCATATTAGGATCACCAAAGTTTACTTTTTTAATATTTTTTGTTTTTGGATCTCTTACATAAACTTTAAACTTTTTGACATCACCTTGCATTGGTTTGCCTAATTTTACTTTTCTACCTCTGTACTCTGCTTCATCTAAATTTTCATCTTCATTGTACCACATATCACCGTAGGCTTCAAAAAAGTCGTCACCTTCATATGTTTCTTCATCAGGATCGTTATCTGATACTTCTATAACAAAATCTTTTGTGCCTAATTTGTTGTACAATAGTTCTAAATCTTCTGCTAAATCATCTGATTCTAATTGATCAAGTTGTCTGTGTAATTCAACTGCAAGTACATTATTACCTTTATCATCTTCGAAAGTTACATACTTGGTTTCGGCTTCTAACAATCCAATTGTGCTTAAATTGATTGCTGTGTTAATTTCGTCTTCTGTAAATGGTGTGTCTTTTACTATGTTAAAATAATGATGCATATTAATGATTCAACTTTATACTGTTAATTGTTCCGTCTGTGTACACTACATGAGCTCTAATCCATACAAAATTACCTGTAAAGTTGTACATAAAAGAACCTGTACTGCCATCAGTGCCACTGTTATATTCTACGTTTTCAATATCAAAGTAATCAGCCTCAACAGGTTCAACTGCTAGTGTGGCTTGCAATTTAATTGTTCCAGATACTCCAGAAACGTTAATTTGAACCGTATGTAATCCATCGGATCTACCGTAGTATCCATCACCTTTAAATTTGCTACCTACAACAGTCTCAGATGTGCTATCACCTGGATGTGTTGTTGCTGATAATATTGTTTCGCTACTTGCTGGCATATGCTTATTTATTTAGGTTTTAAAAGAACGAGATTAACTCTGTTGCAGTAATTTGACTGCTTTTTGCGGTATTAAATGCAGTTTCTTGTCTTTGACAGCAATAGTAACTTGTCCACCATTCTTTAGTTCACCAAATAGCAACAATTTTGCCATTGGTTTCTTGATGTCATTATCTATCACCCTTTGCATAGGTCTTGCACCCATCTTACTGTCATAGCCTTTATCTACTAGATAATCTATTGCTTCATCTGACAGAGTTACTTCAACTTTTTTCTCTTTCAGAGTATTTTTCAATTCTAACATAAACTTGCCAACAATCTTAATCAGCACATTTTTGTCTAGTTTTTTAAACACAATCACGCCATCTAACCTGTTTCTAAATTCAGGCGCAAAGTATGTTTTCATATCTTTATCATCATACTCTATTGTTGTACTTGCATTGAAGCCCATTACATTTTTCTCTAGTTTATCAGCACCAAGGTTTGTAGTTAAAAACAGTGTGATATTTTTACAGTCTGCTGTTTTACCATTGTTACCAGCAATACTTCCTTCATCCATTATTTGTAAAAGAATCTGCGAAACATCTGGGTGTGCTTTTTCTATTTCATCTAATAGTAATACACAGTTTGGATTTTCTTGAATCTTTGTAATTAATTGTCCTGTGTTTTCTTCAAAGCCTACATAACCTGGAGGAGATCCAATTAATTTAGATACCGAATGTTTTTCTTGATATTCTGACATATCAAATCTCACTAATTTTACTCCTAATTGATTAGATAATTGTTTTGCTGTTTCTGTTTTACCACATCCAGTTGGACCCATTAACACAAAAGAGCCAATCGGTTTGTTATCACGTTTTAGTCCAGCCTGAGCAATCATAATTTTATCTACAATTTGTTCAATGGCATCATCTTGTCCATAAACAACTTTTTTCATATTTTGCATCAAGTTTGCAACATTAGAACTTTCTTTTTGTTGTACAGTTTCTAATGGCATTTTAGTCATGTTAGAAAGTTCAAGTTCAATACTTTCTTTGTTAATATTTCTGTCTGTATTGTCTTCTCTTAAATTTAATCTACTACACGCCAAATCTATTAAATCAATTGCTTTATCTGGCAATTTCTTATCTGTTTGATATTTTACACTCAAATCGATTGATGCTTGAATAGCCTCATCTGATATTTGTGTTTTATGAAACTCTTCATAGTATTTTTTTATACCATGCATAATATCTTTTGTTACTGCTGAACTAGGTTCGTCCACAGTAACACGTTGGAATCTACGCATCAATGCTCTGTCTTTTTCAAAATATTTTCTATATTCTTCCCAAGTGGTTGATGCTACAACTTTAACTTCTCCTTTAGATAGGACTGGTTTTAATAAATTTGCTAGGTCATTTGCACTAGAACCACTGCCAGTAGATCCTGCTCCAGATATATTATGTGCTTCATCTATAAACACAATAGTCTTGCCTTTTTTCTTTAAGGCACTTAAAACTGTTTTAAATCTTTCCTCAAAATCACCTCTGTATTTAGAACCAGCCAACATTGCACCAATATCTAAATTGTATACTTCATAAGGCTTTAAAAATTCTGGACAAGTTTTGTTGTGTATGTTTAATGCTAAACCTTCTGCTATTGCAGTTTTACCCACACCTGGTTCACCAACAAGTATTACGTTGTTTTTCATTCTTCTGCCCAAAGACAGTGCAATAGAATCTAATTCAAATTCTCTACCTATAACAGGATCTATTTTTTGTTTCTTTGCTTGGGTGTTTAGATTTGTTGTAAACTGACTTAATGCTCTATTGGCAGTTGTTGGATCAACGTCTTCGTCTTGTATCTCACTTATTTCGCTGTGCAAATATTCCTGAAATTTATCTTTTTCTATTTCTGCTTTGTAAACAAAATAATATGCCCAACTTTTCTTTTCACTCATTATACTTAAAAACACGTCAGCGATATCAATTTGACTTCTACCACTAAACAACACCTGTGTAAATGCTCTATTAAGCACACGTTCAACAGAGGTTGTTTTCTTTGGTTTGTATTTTAAAGTGCCTTCTTTTACTTTGATATCATTTAATTTTGTTTTCAAATATGTTTCTAAATTGTCTTTAATTTCTTCGTAATTGGAACCAAAACCTGTAATCATGTTCTGAAACTTATCTGTACACAACATTGCATATAACAAATGTTCAAGTGTTACGTATTCATGTTTCAGTTTTTTAGCAACAGATACTGCTTTATCGAATACTGTCTGTAAATCGTCGTTTGGTTCAACCATTTTTAATTTTTTCTAACTTCCTTTGTTTTTCTCTTGCGAGTTGTAATTTTAATTTGCTCACTCTAGTGTCGAATGTAATTCCGTCCAAATGATCAAATTCATGTAAGAAGATTCTGGCTTCAAAATCTTCTAGTAACATTGTAACATTTTTTCCTTCAATGTCAAGAAAATTCACTTCAATTTTGTCTGGTCTCTGCACATACAAAAATAGATTTGGGAAACTTAAACATCCTTCAACGCCTAATTTGGTTGTTGCACTTACCTTTTCTATACTAGGATTAATTACTGCAAAAGGTTTACCAGATTCTGGCTTCATAACAAATATTCTGCCATTATACTCTACTTGGTTTGCGGCTAACCCAACACCGTTAAACTTAATCATATCCGATATCATTTCTTGTGCCAATTTTGGAGCATCTTCTTTTTCAAAATTAAATGCATCTACTTTGCGTTTTAAAAAATCATTTGGGTCTTTAATTAGTTGCATCTTTAATTTTCCTTATTAAATTTAATACTTCTTTATCATGAATATCAGGTATATGTGCATTTACAGTGATGTAAATATTTCCTCTACCTCTATTATATAATCTTGGCAATCCATGTTCGTGAATGCTCATCACTGTTCCAGTTTTACAACCTTTAGGAATATTAATGTTTAAACTTTTTCCATCTAAAGTTTGTATTGGGACCTTAGTTCCTAATATCATTTCAAGTGCATTTACACTTATTGTTTTGTGTAAATCACTTCCATTTCTTTCCCATTCAGGGTGTCTATCTATAACAACTTTACAAAATAAATCTCCTCTAGGAGCATCTTTGTGAAGATTATCACCTAGTCCTTGAAATCTAATTGTACTATTGCCTTCTACTCCTTTGGGTAAATCTATGTTAACACTTTGTTCTTTACCATTGCTTAATCTATAAGTTGCAATTAAAGTTTTTCCTTGCATAACATCTTGTAAACTTATACTCGCTCTGATGTTTATATTTCTATTTCTTTTAGGTGCACGTTGTCTGTGAAAAGGTCCACCACCTCCAAAAAATGAATCAAATATATCATTTACATTTCCAAAGTTAAATTCTTGATATTGCTGATTACCACCAGGTTGTCTTTCATATGGATTGGCTGTGCCAAATCTATCATAGTTAGTTTTCTTTTGTGGGTCTTTTAGTGTTTCGTAAGCCTCGTTGATTTGCTGAAACTTGTTTGCATCTCCGCCTTTGTCAGGGTGATACTGCATGGCTTTTTTCTTATAAGCCTTTTTCAGTTCTGTTTCTGATGCGTTTCTATTGACGCCGAGGATAGAATAATAATCCATACTATATTATATAATGACTCTAACCAAAAAGTCAAGTCCTATGTACTATTTAATATTTTTTGGATTACCTTATTTTTTACCGTTTGGCAAATTGGCACCTGGCTTACCAACATACAATCCAAAGAATGCCGCGCCGGCACCTACTATTGTTGATATAAACATTGCTTGAGCATTTGATGGATCAGTCAATGTCATAAACCAAGTGATCGACTTATAAAAAGCATAGATGTAAGCCAACATTATAAGTCTTGGAATTAATCTAAATTTATCAAGTATACCAGCAGTCTTGTTGTACCACGTAGGTGCTTCATCACCTGTCTTTGGTACTAAATCTTCTTTTGGTACTTCGTACTCTTTTGAAACTTCTTTTACTTTTATTTTTTGTTCAGACATTATTTTAACCCCGGTATTTTAGCATTTGTTTTTCTGTGTCCACGCCATGCTACCCAGCCACCTAATCTTAATGAATAGTATGCTAGATAATTCATTACATAGAATCCGTTAACGTTTATATTGATATCACGGAAAATTTCATCTGCTCTTTTTTGTGTAAGTTTGTCCATTGTGTTCTTTTTGTTCTTCTCTAACAATGTTGTATATTTGTATGCGTAGTCGTGTACAAGTCCGCCCACAAGTAATACACCAACAGGTGAAAAGAATGTTCTTAAAAATTTAGGAATACTGGCACCATCAAAAGTAAAGCCTGCTGGGATCACGTAGTCTGTGCCATCAATATTATAATGCCAGTCTTTTGTAATTTCCCAATTTCTTGTACCTAATAACCAAGCAAGGATTCCTTTCCAAAAGCCTTTGCCTTTTGTAGAAAATTTTAACGGTTGTAAATGAGGTAATTCTCTATAAGAAAATTTTAGTTTTGCTGTAACTCTTTTGTCAGTAAAATTAATTATTGCTCCAATAATTACCACTGCTATCAATACAGTCCACTGCCAAAATTTCATCGCTAGTGCTATAATAAATTCCATGTTTCTCCTTGATTCTTAATAGTAGTATTTATTCTGTTCCTTCGTAATACTTTTTATACTCTTCTAACAGATTATTAGTTTCCTGTAATTTTTGTCTGATACGTGCAAAGTTTTTCGAAAGCAATTGGTAATCTTTATCTGTTATTCCAAATAATACTGGGTCTATGCCCGAGGCTTCTAATCTTGCAAAAACTTCTTCTGCATTTGCACTTGTAATAATAATCCATTTAATTTCTTCTAATTGCAATGGTGTTGGCATTGGATAGTCTAAGTTCTGTCTAGGCTCTTCCACTTGCAAAATTTTAATACGTTTTTCTCCACCGATACTGCAACCAGTAAGAAAGATTAATACAGATATTGCTAAAATTTTAATAAGGTACATAATTTGGGTTTGCTAACGCCGGGCACTCCGGGTTAATCTCCGATTTCTTAGTTGCTTTTAATTCTTCTTCAGTGTGTTCAGCACCTGAGGCCAACTCAACACATCTCTTGGCGTTGTTTGAACCTTTGTTAATTATTCTTTCAATTGCTTTTGTTCTTTCAATGGCTAATTTGCCAATGTCTCTATTTTTCTTTGTAAATCTTTTATCTAGGTCTTGTAAGTCTTTTTTGAAAGTTTGAACAAGATCATTTAACTTTTTATTACTTTCCATAATTGCTTGGAAGTCTTGTTTTGCTTGTTCTAATACTTTTGCTTGTTCTTCAATGCCTTTCTCGAGTTCAATTTGATTGGCTTTCAATGTGGCGTTGTCTGCTCTTAACTTCATAACATAAACACCCGCACCTGCTACACCAAGGATTAGCATAATTGTTATAATTGATTTAATTTTAGATATTATCATTCTGTTTCAACTTTCCCGCAACGGCAGTGTCTACACACTTCTATTTCATATTCTTTAGAACCTTCTGATGGATATGTGCGTTCTTTTCTAGTCAACACAACACCTTCATGACATGGATTACCACAATTAAGGCAATATTTTTGTTCTTCCTGTTTCATAAACTGCTAGTATTTATCCATGAAATCTAATGTTGCCACTAACAATTAAACGTGCTTTATCGTTGTTAGGCATTGCTTCATGCGGTAATGCGCCTGGAAATAATACACATCTGCCTGCTTTTGGCTCTAGTTTAAAAGTAGTATGATCCACATAAGGGTAACCTGGTGAGTAAAACACTGTACAAGCAGAAGTTTCTGTACAGTCTATATAGAATATAAATGAATAACTGTCATGATGAGGTTCATGCACATGAACCGGATGGTAATTGTTTTCTTCGTATTTTTGTACCCATACCTTTAAAACACTCATTCCATTTTTTTTCAGTTGACTACCCACTTCTTTAAAAAAAGGTTCAACGTTTTTAAGAGTAAGGTCAATTAATTTTTTGTCTGGGTCTGTGTGATAAAAATTAGTTTGGACGTGATCAATACTAGTAAGATCAAGATTAGTTACATAATCTTTAAGATCAGCATCTACTTCAAGATCTTTGTAGAATAAACTTTCAATAAAATCTATTTGGGTAATTTTTTCGTTGGACATTATGCAATCAGTTTAGGTTTGTACACAGTTTTACCGTCTTCTTTCATAGCAGTCAACACTTGCTTTCTGTTGCCCTCGCTTTTATAACTTACGTGTACCCAACCCGAATCTGGAATGCCTGGAGTATAAAATTCTAATATTAATTGATCGAAATCTAAATTGTCTCTTATATATTCAGCAACTTCAAAATTGGACACACCTGGAACCTCAATATCAACTGCTTCACCTTTACAGTGTTGTGATCTCTCACTTCCACCTATTGCTTTGTTTAATTCAGGACCTCTGTATCCAGAATTAATAATAGTAGGTCCAAAATTTTCTCTTACTGCTTGTACTACATTTTCAAAAAGTTTTTTCGCATTTGATAAATGTTCGTCATTAGGAGTATTGTCTATTCCCATGCGTAGTGCAGTTTGACTTTTAGTGAATTCTATTAATGTAAAATTTTTACTTAGGTTCATATTGTTTGTTATATAGCACAACAGATTTGTTGCTGGTCTCAAATAGATATTTGTCGCCGTAGATTTGAATGTTAAAATCTCCTATAAACTTACTTAAAAACATCACTTCTGGCATTTTATTAACATCAAATGATTCAGTTATTTGTTTTTGGATATCTTCTGTATTACCAAATGTTTCAAAATCAAAACTCATTGGTTGAGCATATTTTTTGAAAAAGGTAATTCTGCTTTCGTTCATTACAATTTCATCTACATAACTGTTTTGGAAAAAGTTTTTATAGTTTTCTAATTGTGTTTCGTTAATTTTAATTTCATAACTTTCAGCATCTAAAGGAACTTGCTCTGATAAATTTGTTTCATCAACTGTTGAACTTTTAAAATTTTTGTAATATCTAAATCTAAAGTCAGATATTTCACTTAATTTTTTAACACCGTCTATTATTTCTAAAATACTGTTTGGAATTTTTTTGTTTCTTTCTAATTCAACAAAAACTCTAAACTTACCATCTGCTTGTTCACCAGATGTTTTATCTGCATCTAGTACAAAGTCATATCCTGACTCAACAAATTTAACTAAATCATCGGCTGGATTTTCACCTTTTACTGCAAATGAAAGAACAACTATATCTTTGTCTTCTCCCATTTTACTTTTGTAAGAATCTATTTCAATAGTAGATTCAATGCAGTGTTTCAAATCTGATTGTCTAAGTCCCATTTATTCTCCTTGGGCTATTTCGTCTGCAGGTTCACTTTGAGGTGAAACTTTTTCGCTTGTTGCAGGATCTTTTGAATAATCTTGATTCATTTGATATCCTGAATAAATTGTTTTCATTAGATTTTTTGGAATTAGTATTGACACTATCCAAATTGGAAGTTTATCTAATTTTCCTTTTTTTGTGCCTGGACGTATATCATCAGGCTCTATAATTTTTCTTGGTTCAATTACATGGTCTTTTTTAAATGTAACTTTGCAATCATAATCCAACAGTCTTTTGCCTCCCATAGGATCAGGCATTTTATCACGTGGATACATGAACGAACACTGCACAAAATGTCTACCTATAATAGGGCCTTCTACAAGTTCACCGTCTTCCCAATTGTCGTACACATACAAACCTAATTCGTCCAGCACTCTTTCATAGTCTTTAAGCACCGAAAAAACAGGGTCATTTTCGTACACATTTTGAATGGTTTTAATAATATCTACTGTATCTTGCATAACTGTTAGTATTTATCTAAAGGCGTTTCTTATGTGAGCAGTTTAATAACCTATGCTTTTTATTAAATATTATTACAAATGAACAAGGAGAGTGCATGGGAAAGAAAGCCATAAAACGGCGCTCGAACAAGTCTAACACCCTACCAATACGCACACATCAATCACCTAAACTTAACCACGTTACGATTGTACCGAAAAACGTGAATCAAGAATCATATATGCTGGATTTATTAAGTCCATCTAAGGATATCGTTATAGGTGTTGGTCCAGCAGGTACTGGTAAAACTATGTTAGCAGTTCAAGTTGCCATTAAATTGTTTAGAGAAAAAGCAGTGGATAAAATTATAATTACACGCCCAGTAGTAAGTGTTGATGAGGACATTGGTTTCCTTCCAGGAACATTGGAAGAGAAGATGGCACCTTGGACAATACCTATTATTGATGTGTTTAAAATGTACTACTGCACCAACGACATACGCAGTATGTTATATGAAGGAGTATTAGAAATGGCTCCTTTAGCATACATGAGAGGTAGAACTTTTAAAAAGGCAATGATTGTTGCAGATGAAATGCAAAATGCAACAGAAAATCAAATGAAAATGCTTTTAACACGTATAGGAGATCGAAGCAAAATAGTGGTCACTGGTGACCTTGAACAAACAGATAGACCAAATAGAAATGGCTTGTCTGATTTTGTTGATAGGTTAAGAGAAAAAAGAAAGTCTGAAAAAATTAGTATGATAAAATTTAATCATAAAGACGTGGTAAGACACAGAGTTGTAAACGAAGTATTAGATCTTTACAATTAATTTTTTCGGATAATATGATAGCCGAAAACAGTAGGGCAAGGTCCACTCATTTCTCCTACTCCTAGGTTTTCAAGATAGTGGATAAAATCTTTATCCATTGTTTTCTTTTCAAATGTTCCAAGATTTCCACCGTTGACTTTGCTTGGACAATCGCTGTATTTTTGTGCGGCTTCTTCAAACGTTATTGCACCACTTAATATTTCTTGTTGTACTCTACCTGCTTCAAATAATGCTTCTTCTTGAATACGTTGACTTGTGGCTCTTTGAGCACCTTGATATGCAATTAAAATATGGCTTGCTCTATACATCTATTAAATATCTCCAACTTGTTGGAAACTCCTTGTTACAAATATTATGTATTTCGTCAGCAATGAATCGTGTTTCTTCTTGAGTATCTTCAGCACATCTTAGATTACAAACTCTAGCAAAGGCATATAAAGTTCCTGACCAAATCCATTCAGTCATCATACTTTGTGGCAAAACCATACGTGCTTGTTCTGGAGCAACTCCTTTTTCAATCAATGCTTTATAAATTATTTTGCATTGTTGCATGGTCATATCTAGTCTATGTTGTTCATTGCTGTCTATTGAAACTGTGCCATCTGAACCTTGTTTGCTGTTTTGTGGTCGTCCTCTCCATTCTTTTGGTTCGTATAGTTCAGGCTCATAGTCGACGTAGCGTCTACTAATCTCGTTCCATACTAACCCAACCTGATGCTTTACTAATTGTCTAGCAACGAACACAGGTGCTTTAATTCTAAATTGTAGACTTGCATGAGCAAACGGTGACCAATGATTATGTGTTGCAAGATACTTTATAAGTTTTTCATCTCTATCGGAAAGCACACCCGGAGTAGGACCTGCAGGAGTGATAGATTCCCATTCAGACTCTTTGCTGTATGATACTCTAGCGGCATTCACAACAGAAAGATCACTGCCCATTTTATCAATCAGTTCAACTTTCATCAAAACTCCTTAAATGTTTTGTAGTCTAATCATTGTTGCCGCAAGATTAATCTCAGGATCAGCAACAAGTGTGTGGTCAACCAAACCTTGTTTTATAACAAGTATTGCTTTTTCTTGTTTTGCTTCATCACCAAACAATGCAACATTATCATACAACCATTTGTATATGTCTTCTATTTCATCTGGTCTTGCTTGACTGCAAACAAGTTTTCTTGCTTGACTTATTTTGCCTGCTTTGAACAATTCAACCATTTCTAATTTGTAATCTGCATCTGATTTGTCTGCTGTATTAGGAGCAACCAGTTGTCCTTCTTGTGCATTCATTTGCACCATGTTAATACATTTTCTTAGATCAGGATATGTTGCTTTCACATATGTGTCTAATATATCCAAGTCAGGAGTAACTCCTTCGCCCATTAATATTTTTGCCACTCTTGTTGTAAATTCTGTTTGATCAATACGTTCTATATGAAAGCCTTGACATCTAGAATGCAGTGCAGGAATAATTCTGTTTGGATAGTTACAAGTCAATATAAATCTGCTTGTTGTATGATACTCTTCCATCACACCACGCAATGCCGCCTGTGCATTGGGAGATAGATAATCTGCCTCATCAAGCAACACAACTTTAAATGCTCCAAACGGAATCATTTGAACAAAGTTGATAATATTGTTTCTTACATCTTCTACAGAGTTTGTTCTACTAGCATTAATTTCTAGCACATCTAAATCATTTATTTCAAGTTCATTCAACAACACTTTTGCCAATGTTGTTTTACCAATACCTGCATTACCGCTGAATAATAAATGCGGAATAGTTTTTTCTTTTACCCATTGTTCAACTTGTTTACGTTGATGATCATCTCTAAAAACATAGTCAGCGATTGTTTTAGGACGATATTTTTCTACCCAAAGTTCTTTCATAAGACCACCGTTAAAATAATTAAAATTAATCCTACCAACGCAAGGAAATATCCTGGTGCGTGTAATAATGGAATCCGTTCAATAAAAAGTAAAAGTTTTTTCATCCAATTGGTACGTAATGCACTATTGCGATTACTATTATAGTTGTTATTGCTAATGCTGTCAAGATTGGTCCCATTATATTATGTTCCTTTTTATTAGTTTTAATATTCTTTGTCTCATTTTGTATTGATTGAAATAAGCATAACACTTTTCTAATGTCAACACTTTGTCTGTATGATCTTTCAATGTGCTACACATCCATTCAGGACTTTTTTCATTAAGACGTTGCAGTTCTTGATCATCAAATTCAATCAATTTAATTTTTTCTGTTGTGTTAAATTTATAGTATATTAACGGATCACCCTCTTTGATGTCAATAGTTTTTGCATCTTGTTTAATCATAAATGCAGGCTTACCTGCAACTCGAAACCAATTACCAATATCAAAACTGCTAGATATAGTGTGTGTCCATTTTGTGAAATCATTTTCATCATAGTATGCTGGTAATTGTGTTGCCACTAAAGATTTTTCTGCAAAGAAAAGATAACCCATTCCTAATTGGTGGATTCCCCATTTGCCTTGTGGATCTCCAAGAAATGCTTTTGCAAAATCTAATTCTTGTTTTAAAACATTCAATTTGTTTATTTGATTGTCTACTTCAATCTGTATGTCCACAGGAGATTTAATTACAAAAACATTTTTTAAATCATCAACAATAGCAGGACACTTGGATACAACTGGCCCAAAAAATTCTTGATAGTTTAAATGTTGAAGCACAGGTTCGGGTGCTGGAATACGCAATCCGCTCATCATTGCTTTGGGATTGAGTCCCATCTTCATTAAATCTTCATGTTTAGGATAAGACCTTGTCCAGTAAACTTTAATCATAATATTTTTTATACTCTTGTCCTATTCCTGATAGTATCAGAACTATGTACAAAATGGGCCATGCCCAATGCACAAGATATCCAGTAATGTGTAAAGTCATTAAAACAATACCAGTCAGTCCTGTTGTGTTTATACCAGAATACGATTGTGGAAGTTTCATTCTTTAAGTATAAAGGAAATTGTTTAGTTTGTCAAGTTTTAGTTTATTACTTTGGCGGCGTAATAATCGTCTGGCATATAGTCACCGTGCAATAAAATTGATTCCGATTCTACCATCCAAACTGTTTTGATTTCTTTTGTTTCTGGATCTTGCATTTTGACACCTCTACTCCAACGTCCATGTTGTATCAAAATCCAATCACCTGGATTAAGTTCGCTAGGACCTTTTGGCCCAACTGCAAACACTTTGCCCCATCTTGGTTTGATCCCATGGACTTGTCCGTCATCTCCAGGAATAATCAAACCAGATTTAGTTTTGTAATCGTTAAAGTTCATGTCTGTTACAAGAACTCTAGATTTAATTGGACGAAGTCTACCTTCGTGTACTTGGATTGGAGCCACTATTACTGCTCCTTCTTAACGAAATTGCCTTCTGAATCCTCAACCCACTCAACATCTTCTTGAGTAGCAGTTTCAACAACTTCTTCTTGTTTCACTGGTTCATCTGCTTGAACTTGTTGTGGAGCAGTGTCTACTTTTTCAGGAACTTTTGTTGGATTGTCTCTGTAGTAGTCTGCAAGAACTTCTTCTCTCTTTTTAACAATTTTGCCACCAGGACCTAACTCATCACCACGAGCATTAACTTTGGCATTTCCTACTGCTGGAGTTAATTCGTTTCTTTTACGCAACAAATCCATATCAATTGGTTTGCCTTGCATTGTTTTGTAAGTCTTTTTTCCTGTTTGTTTAATAGCCATTGTGTTCTCCTATTATGTATGTATTTATCTGATGAACTCTCGCCAGTCTAGTCCATATTGAATCGAGTCTACTTTGTGTACTCCTAAAAGGAACAACACGTAACTAGCCACCGAACTGCCTCTGCCTACACCCCATACCAAATCATTTTCTCTCATATGGGATACCAAAAAGTGCATAAACTTCAAAACTGTCATCATGTTTTTAGATTTAAAAGCATCTAGTTCTTCTTTGACTCTTGCTTTTGCTGTGTCATTGTTAGGACATATAGAATCAATGTACTGTTCAATGTTTATGTTTTTGTAACTGTTTGGCATAAACCATTCAGATTGTAAAGCAGTATCAAATTCTGATTGGTCAACATCAAGTGCTTGATAAAATTTTAGCATACTACCAATTTCTGTATCTTTTACACTTTGATTAAATTGTTCCGTGTCAGTATTCTTTTCACACAACACTTGATTAATTTTATCTATTTTTCCTTGATAGATCAACTCAATAAGATCATCCGCACCGAACTTAGGTACTCCTAATGTATCAATTTTCATATGTTTATTTTAATCGATATTGATGAGATTGTCAAGATCATTACCTGTCTGTTTATCCATTTCAAGTTTTTCTTTGGCATACCTCATTTTAAGTTCTTCTTGGTAATCTGTCAAGAAGTAAAAAATTTGGTTTTTGATCTCTGGATTTCTGGCAGACAGATATTTTTTTCTTAATTCATTAACTTTGGCTTCCACTTCTGGTGTGGACAGTTCTGACAAGTCTTGTGTCATCGGATGAATATTGTTTGCAGTCATTAGATAAATTTGCCAACGAATTCCATAAACACAGTCAATCCACCATTGTAACTCCAAAATTTGTATATTACAGGATTGCTGGCATCACTTACTGTTATTGGATTAGAATAAGTTTCTTCTATTTTAAAAGTACCACCTGCTACTGTGGCAAATGTAACAGTTCTTGGTGTTGCATTGTTTGAAAGTAATTCTACGTAAACTATATCTTGTTCATTGTTTGTGTTTGACCATTCGTTGAATGTTAAAGTGATTGGAGCACTACAAATAAATTTTTGGTAGTGTCCATTGCTTAGATTAATATCTTGTGAACTAGCAACTGTACCACCGTCAAAAACTTTTACTTTGTTTGCAATAAACAATGCACCACTTAATTCATTATTTTGAAAATTGTTGTTTGCATTTAATTTTGCTGTATTGCTTTGTAAATCTGTAATCTCAGACTTTGCTGTGTTTAAATTGTTTTTTGTTGCAGAGAAATTATCTCTAAATCCTTGGCTAGGATTGTCCTGTCCAGCAACTGGAAAGGCTTCGTTTATTTGATCTGGATTAATACTGCTTGTCATAATATTACTTATATTTATCTATACGTTATGCTCATAATTTGGAAACATCACATATTGTTTATCGCTGTTTTCGTTTGATTTTGTTATAATATACCTATCAATTTCAAAATTAATATTTTTAATATCAAATGTGTTGTTTTGAATTGCACTTAAAACATTTTGACTTGTGCCAGGTTTGCAATAAACCAAAGGTACCGCAGTAACGTAACCTAATTGTGTCACCGAATCTTCTTGTGGTGTACGCATCCATAATGGCAGTAATGAGCCTTTAGTATTTCCTACCTGTTTAATATTGTCTCTCATATTTGATACATTAGAAATATATTTGATATGTTCTTCAGATGCACTGGCTTTGATTAGTGTACTGCTTACTTTAATTGTACTGTTGATTGGTCTATCTCTATATGGATCTGCTGGAGCATTATTTTGCACTAATCCTGCTACAACAGACAGACCATTTTGTAAAACAACTTCTAGTGTTCCACTTTGCACATCTAAAACAAGTATGCCACTTCGTGCAACAATTTCTATATCTTCACCGAGACTTGATGAAATAACAGGGTTTCCATTTTGATCTAGTAATTCATAAAAAGCACCGCCAACATTCAGTCTAGTACTATCATCTATTACTTCAAGATCAGTTTGATTTATTCTTAATTTATTTTTATCATTTGCACTAAATGACTTCGCTACTTGTCCAACGTTTGTATCTTTTTCGTCTACTATATCTGCATAAACGACTTCATATACAACATCATCGGTTCCTTCAAATTTTGCCACTGCTGTTTTAATCGCTCCAAAATTAAATCTTCTACGTTTATGATTAGAACTTACAGCACTGACATAATGTTCTACATTTTTAGTTTCTATTCCAGCATACACTAACATTTCTAAATTCTTTTGAATTCCGAATGCTGTGTCATTGGGTCTGTAAACATATTGCGGATCAAAAATTTCAGGATCACTTATAAAGTCAGAAAATATTGATCTTTGCTCTGTTGTTAAAAATGGTTTTACATACACATCAGAGTATTCTTTTGGATCTGATAAATCAATTTTTATATTAAATGTTTTATTATCACTTTGGAATCCAAATCTGTCTTGTGATGTTACTGTAAAATCATACTTTCTATCTATAGAAGTAATTCCACCATCCAATGTAAAATTGCCACTGTCTATGAAAGTTACTTTTTTACCGTCTAGTCTTCCGTTAATTTCGCCATCTAAACTTAATTGTAATCCTGGCGGTAATGTTCCATTAAGTAACACATATTTTAAACCAGCATCAGTAACTGAACTGTTTGCAGTCAATCTAAAATTACTTACTTCGTCTGGAGTAATCGAACCAACATCAGCACCAGACACCCATGTGATTGTGCTGTCTACCTCTCCTAAAAATTTTACAGTAAATGTTTTTGTGCTTTGTACTGCTTCATCTGTAGAACCTGTTAAAAATAATTTAAAGTAAGTGTCTCCTTGAAATGCACCAATGCTTATATTTTGTCCTTCAACAAAGTTTCTTTGCAGAGGTTCACTCAATACTAATTTTTCTAATGCTGTTGCATTAATATTTTGTAAACTAGGTTCGCCTTCATCTAACACAGTTTGTATATCTGTAATTGTGTATTCTTCTGTGTCAGAAAAAATTAATTTTTTTCCAACGTATTTTTGTTTGTCTATTCTATTGTACACAAATATTTCATTGTTTGCTCTGGTAATTGCTGTTGGACTATTAGAATATGTGTCAGGATTATAAACTGTGCCATTAAACACAATAACATCACTTGCTGTTAAATTTTGATTCAATGTTAATACATCATAAAAATCATTTGACCCGTCTACACCAGTAACTAGATATGTTACTGAATTAATTGTAATGTATTGGTTTATTAAAGAATCTAAATCGTTTATTCCATCTGTTGTTGTTAAATCTAATTTTGCTATTTTTAATTGATCAGTTCCTTGCATCTGATCTTCGTATGGATTAATTGTAACGCCAACTAGTTCACTTTCTCTTCCATATCTCAATGCACTAATGGTAAATTTATATTCTTTAGTTACTGTTGGTTGGTATGGAACTCTGCCTAACACTTCACCGGATTTTGTATCTAAAATTGTTCCAGGTGGAAGTTTAGATAATGAACCGTCATCATTTGTATTTTCCAAAATGTATCTCAATTCGCCTTGTGTAGCATTTGGATCAAATACTTCTAAAAATAAAGTAATATAGTTGTTTGCTCTTCTAAATCCTAAATCAGAAGGAGTTAACCATTGAGGCTTTCTCAAATATGTTCCATCAGAAGTAAAAGTACCAGTACCAACTTGCATTGTGGAATTGTCTGCTCTTAAAAAATCCTCTCCAACAACAAATATTTCAAATGGTCTTATCACTGTGTTAATACCATCTGTTACTGCTACATTAAATTCAAAATTTCTATTAAGTTTTCTAGGCTGTCTTGATGTATCGTTAATTTCTAAATCATAATAAAAACTACTAGCGGCTCTTACACCTTGTTCACCAAAGTCAAATAAGAATCTGTCATAATCATTCGAATCATATGTTCCACGTCTTGATTGTATGTCTAAAGCAAGTATTGGATCTATCACTCCGGAAATTAAACCTGTTTTGCTTAAAGTTAAGCCAGGTGGTATTTGACCACCATTATCAGGAATATAATATTCTAAAGTATCACCTGCTGACACATCTATATCTGTAGCAGTCAATTGATAACTTACTGTTGAATTGTCCAATATGAAAAGTTGATTGTTTGCACCAACAGGCAGTTTGCCTTGGTTGGTTACCCATACAGGATTATCAGGACCTTCTAAATTTAATGTAAATGTTCTATCTTCTATTGCTTGACTAAGGCTGGCTCTTAAAACAAATTTAAATTGTGTGCTTCTAATTACTTCTAAAGGTGTGCCTATAAGTGATGTGCCTGACAATCTAACTCCTAATGGTAAACTGCCACTTATTAATGCTAGGTTGTCCACAGTGTTTACAGGAAGAGATATATTTAGGGCCGACTTTTCTTCAAAAGTACCCAAATTATGTCCGGTTGTGACTGTCCAGAGATTGCTCATTGTAACTGTATTTATGGTTTTTTAAATTAGGCTATGGAACCTAAATCAATATTAATGGCGCCAGGAGCAGTGAATGTTCCTAAATTTACAGGATTAAAAGATTCAAAATATTCTATCCAGTTTGTAATACCATCATTAAAGGTTCCAAAATTGAATCCAATTAATGAGTCTTGATCCCTTATATCTTGCCCATAAATTAATGAGTTAATGTTATTAACTTGAATAGTGCTAAGGCCCGTTATCGCGTTGTTATTTGCGTTTAAAGTGCCATTTAGAGTAGGGTTAGATTCATTAGCAAGTCTGCTGTCTATGGTTAATTGTTTAACATTGTTCTGTACGCCTAGTGCAGTTGTAGTTCCACCCGACCCTGCAAATTTGAATAAGTCAGATGCACCAAGCGGATTTACAACACCAGAATCTGCTGTGTATTGCACAGACACAATTCCACTTGAACTTATGAAAATTTGATTATCGTCTGTTGTTATTGTAATATTACTATTACCTGCTGTGATGTTTTTAAACTTTAAATTGAATCCGTCTTTTTCTTTAAACACACCAGCAGTACCACTGGCATCAGCAAAGGCATTTGATGCAGTTGTTTGTTCAGGGTTACGAGCATCTAATTCTAAGAAATTATTGTTTACTTTTATAAACGCTTCTCTTAGATCATCACCTGTACCGTCGTTTGCTATGTTTCCTATGTTGATTGTGTTCACTGTCATATCAATATTTATCCTATGCTGTAAGGTCTTTGACCACTCAATGGAAAGTATGCTATTTTATTATTTCCACCATGGATTGAATAAGATGTTGTAAAGTCATCATTGTTTCCTGTGTCCACCATCTCTGCTTTTGCATTATCTATAAAATATCCTTTTACCTGCGTTGGTGTCCAATCTGGATGTGCTTGTAACAAGCAACCCATCATGCCACACATTTGTGGAGCCGCCATCGATGTTCCTGAATATTTTGCTTGTTTAAAACTGTTATTCCAATAATATGTTGATCCCATTGTTGTTGGTTGAGCACTTATAATTTGATCGCCTGCTGTATAAATTTCTACTGCTGGACCCGAATCACTAAAACCAACTTTTCTATCTTTGTATTCTACTCCGTCTAGTAAAGCAGTATTATCCAATGCTCCTACATCAAATCCTCCATTAATATCTCCAACAGTTGTTCCTGCATTCGTAAATTCTACTGTACTGCCACCTTCAAATGTTGAAGGAGATTTACCTCTGTTGTAGTATACATAAAAAGGTGTTGTTCCTACATCAAAAGTGATATAGTTGTTGTAGTCTAAACCTCCTGGTCTATCTATTTTTTGATAATTGTTTCCAGCGGCTGTGCATACATGAATTCCATTGTCTATTAATTGTTCAACATCTGCATCAATAGAAGCATATTTTCTGCCAAACATATAATATCCATTTCCAATGTCGGGCCTAAAAGTTCCAACAACTCCATATTGTTGCAAATTAGTTCTGTCTTGATCAGTGAATGGAGTACCACGATAATTGCCACCTGTAATTGTGTAAGGTGTTCCTCCTGCCAACGACACACCATCAGGATTCACTGATGTGTCAATGTACCAACTGTACTGGAAACTCATGTTGACCACTGTGGGTCTTTTGAATCCAGTAGCAGGATCTACAGGTTTATTATTGTGCCAACCTATAAGACAATCAATTGTGTTTGACCATGAAATGTTATTGCCCGAATTTGCGTAAAGTGTAATGCTATAGATTCTAGCGTTCTTGGCCCATCCAAAATATTTTCCTGCCATTGTGCCAATGCAGTGTGTTCCATGACCATTTGTATCTGTGTAAAAGTTTGCTGGTTGTGTGCCTGATACTCCAGACTCAGTAAACCAATCTATTTGTTGCAACCTAGAGGCACCATTAGCATCTTGCCATTCAGGATGATCTGCTTGAATACCTGTGTCAACAACCACCATGTCTACACCTGTACCATCTAAAACATAATCATAGTTGTATCCTGATTGATGACTGGTGCTGTTTGAATAATAATTTGTTTCTTTGATGTGTCTTGCTAATCCCCAGTTGTCTTGTTGTCCAGATGATGTCGATGTTTTATTAAAGTCACCAGTTTGCACAGCAATCGGAGTAGGCTCTGGAATATCCGCAAGTTTTTCAACTGCAAGTATTCTGTTGTCTTGTTTTAATTTGTTTGCTTCTTCGTCTGTTAAGTTATAGTGAGTATTTCTTTTGTTTGTAATTCTTTCTTCACTGCATTGGCAGGCTCTGTCTGGAATAATATTAGAATCAACAGCATCATTACTGCTAGTGTCATTGATTAAATCGTTATGAACGTCACGCCAATTTGTGCTTTTTTTTACTGTAACAATGTATTCGTTTTGATCAGACATTTAATGCTCCTACACGTTGGAGTCATCAACAACATACTTCCACACACTGCCAGTATAGTAAGCAGGTTTGTAACTATTGTCACTAACTGCAACTATTGATCCTGCACTTGCAACAAATGATTGAAGTTGTGCAACTGTTTTTCCTTGTAATTTCATTGGTGCATCAACCTGCACTTCTGAATTAGGATCTAAAGTAATTGTTGTTGGTGATGAAATTGTGTAAGTTCCAACAAGACTGCTTGGTGCTTGAATTGTATTTGCTTCTATGCTAGTGGCTACAATGTTTGTAACAGATAATGTGTTACTGCCATCGTTCCAAGTCATGTTGCTACTTGCACCCAACACACCATTGTTGTTCCATTGTAATTGTGTGTTTGCTCCTGCTGGAGTGTGTGTAAACGTTACACTGTCAGCAGTTGCATCTGTGGTAATACTAATATTATCACCTGCAATAAATTCTAAATTATCTGTGGCTTGATCCGCACCAACTGTGGATTGAGTGCTAACAACAATGTTACCAAAGGCATTACCGCCTCCACCACCGCCACCACTTACACCTGCTATCTCTCCGTCAACGTAAGTTTTTACTGCTTGTTCAGTTGGCACTTTTGAATTTGAATTGCTTGCCAATGTTGCATCTGAACTGAATTCTGTAACTTGTTCACCTGTTGTAAATTGAATTGATGGTATGCTACTGCCATTGAATGCAACACTCAAAGTGCTACCACTCATTGAAGTTGATATGCCTGAACCACCGTATATGTTTATTTCATCTGTGGCACTTAATGCCGTGTACGAACCTGCGTCTGAATTTACTGTTTGAATTACATTTTGATCTGTTTCTGTAAATGTGTTGTTTAATGTAATTGTTGATGCATCTGTTCTAACAACTTCCATGTTAGTACCAGCGGAAATGGCTACATCATCAAAGCCTCCACCTGACTCACTTAATCTAACAACTGTGAATGATCCGTTAGTTTCTGCAGATAGTGTGTAAACATTTTGAGCCGTTGATGCCGCTTCAAACTCTAGTGTGTCACCATCTCTTGTGATTGTCATTCCAGTACCTTCTTTAAAGGTAATTGTGTCTGTTGTGGCTGTGTTAGATACAAGTTGTAATTTTTTTGTATCAGCAGTGTTACCATCAGCAAGGTTGACTGTGTAAGTTGTATTGTTGTCAACGCCTGTGATTGTTAATACAGTTGTTCCTGAAACTTCTGCGGCTGTTGTAGTAATACTTCCTGCACCTTCAAACTTAACTGTGTTTTCTCCTGCAACAGTTATTGGCACAGAGTCATCACCAGCAACTTGAATACCTGTGATATCTCCTCCTTGGACAACGATTGTGTCACCACCTGAAGATGTTACAGTTGAAAAAGTAAATCCTCCTGCACCATCAGTGGTTAGCACTTGTCCTGTTGTTCCGTCTGCGATGTTTAATTGAGTAAGTTGTGTTGGAATTCTGTTTGTTACATCTGTTAAACCAGCCACGTCAGTTGCAATAGTTGGTCTATTTGTTAAATCGTTGTATGAACCTGAAAAAGGAACAGAGTTAATTACAAGTGAACCTGTTGACAAACTAGATACATTTATTATTTGACTGTTTGCTAAATCTAGATTGTCCGAAGCCGGCAGTTCACTTATTTTATTGCCGTTGCTTGTATCTACTACTAGTGGTATTCTGTTTGCCAT